GCTCGAGGAGCAGGGGGGCGGCCGGGCCGCCGACGTCGCCTCGGCCTGGTGCTGGCTGCAGGGCGAGGAGGAGGCCGCCCGCGCTGTGCGCGCTGGCGGCCCCTTTCGCCACCGCCCGGGCCCCTGCGCGACCCTCTGCCCGGTCTGCCTCGACGCTCCCTGCACCTGCCCCCGCTGAGCGCATGCCCCTCACCCCCGCCGACCTGCGCCTCCTGCGCCACCACGAGCGGGGCCCGCTCGCCGCGGGCGAGCGGCTGCGCCTCCGGATCCGCGTCGACCAGGCCGCCCGGCTGATCGCCGGGGGCCTGCTGGCCATCGACGAGACGACCGGCGACACTGAGCTGACCGCCGATGGCCGCCAGGCCCTCGACCAGGAGCCCGCCCCGTGAGCAAGACCAGCGCCAACGCCGCCGTGCTCGACCGCCGGCGCCTCGTGCGCCGCTTCCTGGTCGAGGGCACCGCCAGGTCGGCCGTCGTGGCCCACCTGGTGCGGGGCGTCAAGCTCGACGACGGGCGGACGATCCGGGTCAGCGAGAGCACCGCCAGGCGCGACGTCGCCGCGGTCGCTGAGGAGTTCGTGGGCCTCTTCGAGGACGCCGACATGGTGGCCCTCGAGGTCGGCAGCGCGGCCGAGCGGATCAAAGAGGACGCGCGGAAGCTGCGGCAGGGCCACAAGTACGCCCAGGCCGCGCGCATCGAGCTGCTCTATGTCCGGCTGATCACCGCCCAACGCCCCGAGTGGGCCGCCCTGCACGGGGGCAAGACCGCCGCCAACGTCACCGTCGGGGGCGTCACCGTGGGCGTGGCCGCCGGGCATCCTGCCCCCGCGTCGGGCAGCGCCGAGGAGGACGACTGGCTGCGCCAGCGCGCCGCCGAGCTGGCCAGCAAGAGCCCCGCCGAGCTCCGCAGCCACGTCGAGGTCCTGCGGGGCCGCGTTGCCCACCTGACCGTGCACGAGGGCGGCGCTGCGCCGGCCGCCCAGGAGGCCGCCAGGGCCGCGGCCGAGGGTTGATCCATGGGCGAGGACGTCGACGCCCGGCGCACCCTGATCGAGGCCGCCCTGGCCCTCGAGCTGGCCCAGCGCCGCATGGCCGGCAGCCGCGCCGAGGCCTGGTTCTACACCTACCTGCGCGACCTCTTCTACGCGCCCGCGGGCCGCTTCCACCGGGCCCTGCACCGCGACGTCGAGGCCATGCTGTGGCGCGAGCCCCTCGACGACGGCGAGATCTTCGACAGCGCCGCGATCGCCTGCCCCCGTGGCCACGGCAAGAGCACGACCCTGGCGATCGGCCTGCCCCTGTGGGTCGCATGCGAGTGGGAGAGCATGCCGCACTTCGAGGGGCGGGCACCCTACATCGTGATCGTCAGCGACACGGCCGACCAGGCCCGGGCCCGCCTGGCGGACATCCGCGACCAGCTCGAGAGCAACGAGGAGCTGATCGCGCGCTACGGCTGGCAGGGGCCGACCCTCGAGCGCATGCGCGGCCGTCGACGTCGCCGGCGCAGCCCCCGCAAGTGGACCCAGGATCGGCTCGAGCTCGCCAACGGCACGATCATCGTCGCCATGGGCCACGGGAGCAACCGAGTCCGCGGCCTGGTGCGGGGCGGCCGGCGGCCGAGCCTGATCCTGTGCGACGACCTCGAGAACGACGAGGCCGTGTTCACCGACAACCAGCGCGAGAAGCTGCGCCGGTGGTTCACCCAGGCCCTGATCCCAACCGGCCTCGAGGGCAAGCTGATCACGATCGTGCTGGGGACCATCCTGCACGCCGACGCCCTGCTCTCGCGCCTGCTCTCGGCCGAGCACTTCGAGCCCTTCCTGAAGCGCAGGTACGCCGCCCTCTACAACACCGATGGCATGCCCGACGGCGAGGGCACGGTCGCCCTGTGGCCCGAGTACTGGTCGCTCGGGCAGCTCCTCGCCCGCCGGCGGAAGATCGGGGCGCTCGCCTTCGCCCAGGAGTACCTGAACATCCCGATCGACGACGCCGCGGCCCTGTTCCCCATGCGCTGGCTGCAGTCCGCCAGGCGGCGGGGCGAGGGCCGGCCCTTCCTCTACGCGCCCCCTCCCCGGATCCCGTTCAGCACGGCGACGAGCACCTGGGACCCTGTCGAGCTCGCCCGCCTGGCCGGCGACCCGCGGGCCTACCAGGTCCTCGTGACCTCCTGGGACCTGGGCCTGGTCGACGACGAGGAGCAGGCCCGCAGCCGCGACACCGACTACACCGTGGGCCTCACCCTGGCCCTGCGGCCCGACGACCGGGTCGACCTGCGCCGGCTCTACCGTGCGCGTGGGCTCAGCCCCGCCCAGCTTCGCGCCCGCGTGATCTCCGAGCAGCGGATCCTGGCGGCCGACTACATCGTGGTCGAGAACAACCAGGCCCAGCGCCTGCACGAGATCGAGCTGCGCAGCCTGGGCCTGCCGATCGTCGGGCACACCACGACCAAGCGGAAGCGCAGCCTGTGGGACGGCGTGCCTGGCATGGCCCTGGCCTTCGAGACGGGCCGCCTGGACCTGTGCTGGAATGACCCGCGCGAGCGCGCCCGGATCGACGTGCTGATCAACGAGCTCCACGGCCTGGGCTTCGAGGCCCACGACGACACGGTCATGGCATTGTGGTTCGGCCTGCTCACCGTGAACAAGTGGATCCGGCTGCGCAACGAGCGCCGGCGCCGTACCATCGGCCCAGCCCCGCCGGGCTACTACGACGACCTGTTCCCCGTCCAGGAGGCCGCCTGATGCCTACCCGCCGCAGCACCCGCACCGTCGCCGTCGACGGCAGCGAGACCTACCCCCAGGGCCACGAGCGGGCCGGCGAGCCCGTGGTCGCCAAGGGCCGCGCCATGCCGACCAACCCCCTGGTCCAGGAGGCCGCCGCGGCGATCCCCGGCCTGAACGCCGGCGACCTGGTGGTCCTGCCCACGGTCGCCCGCAAGCGGGCAGAGCTGATGGGCTGGGGCCGCGACCGGGAGCTGACCCTGGCCGAGGCCCGCGAGCTGGCCATGCGCGGCCCTGCTGCCAAGTTCGCCGTCGCCGAGGCCCACGGCCCGGGCGACGTGCCCGGGCACGGCGAGACCACCGGCAGGGCGAAGGTCGAGGGCAGCGCCCTGCCGGTGATCGCCGCGAGCCGCCAGATCCAGCGCGACCCCAAGGCCTGGTCCCTGCTGGTCGAGTCCGGCCTGGTGGTCGAGCCGCCCTATGACCCCTGGGAGCTGGTCTGCACCGTCGAGGAGAGCGACACCCTGCCCCAGGCCGTCGAGGCCATGGCGACCAACGTGGGCGGCTTCGGCTACGACCTCGAGCCCCTGTTCGCCGTCGAGGACCCCGAGACCGGCGAGGCCCTCGACCCGCCCGAGGAGGCCAAGACCGAGCGCGAGGAGCTCGAGCTGTTCCTCGCCTCGTGCAACATCGAGCTCGGCTTCGCCGGCCTGCACGAGCTCGCCGATCGGGACATCGAGACGATCGGCTGGGGGGCCTGGGAGGTCCTGCGCGGCGAGGGCGGCGACTTCGCCGGCTTCGAGCACGTGCCCGGCTACACGCTGCGCCTCGGGCCGCTGTCCAAGCCCCTCCTGGTGGAGATCCCCTTCCGGCACCCGACGACGGGCGAGCTGGTCACCATTCGGCGCTACCGCCGCTTCCGGCTCTACGTCCAGCAAAGCGAGGGCCGGATCGTGTGGTTCAAGGCCCTCGGCGACCCCCGCCACGTCAACTGGCGCACGGGCAAGGCCCAGGCCGAGCCGTGGCCCGACGAGCAGGGCAACAGCATGGAAGCGACCGAGCTGATCTACCGCCGGCAGTACGCCCCACACACGCCCTACGGCGTGCCCCGCTGGATCGGCGCTGCCCCCCACGTGCGCGCGGGGCGCGAGTCCGCCGAGCTCGTGGTCGACTGGTTCCTGAACGCCCCGATCGGCCTGAAGCTCGCCATGATCGCCGGCGGCGCCTGGAAGGCCGACAGCCTCGCCCAGGCCCTGAACAAGATCGACCACGGCGCCCGCGGCAGCGACAACGCCTGGTCGCTGGTCAGCCTCGAGGGCGAGACCGACAGCGGCGTCGACCCCATGGCCGAGGACGGCCGGCCCGCGCCCCCCCGCGTGGCCGTCGAGGACCTGACCTACGAGATCCCCCCGACCCTCTACAGCGGCGACGGCAACCTGATCGACGAGAGCGCGCGCCGCGTGCGGATCATGTTCCGCCTGCCGGCCATCTACTTCGGACACAGCGAAGCCGAGACCAACCGGGCCGCGGCCGACGTCGCCCGGGCGGTCGCCGAGGAGCAGGTGTTCCGGCCCCTGCGCGCGCTGCGCTGGGAGACCCTGTGGAACCACGAGATCCTCCCCGCCATGGGCGTCAACCATTGGCGCCTGGTGCTGCGGGGGGCCGTGACCGGCGACAACGAGGCCGTGTTCAAGGGCCTCGGGCCGTTCAACGAGGGCGGGGGCACGACGCCCAACCAACTCAACCGGATCCTGGCCGAGACCACCGGGACCACCGCCAAGGTGATCACCGAGCCCTGGGGCGACCGCCCGATCGTGATCACCACCGCCCTGCTGTCCAAGGGCATCGACCCCAACCTCCCCCTGGCCGAGGCGATCGGCCAGATCCAGGCGAAGGAGCAGCAGCAGCGGGAGCAGCAGCAGGCCCGCATGGAAGCCCTGCGCGGGGGCAGCGGCCAGCCCGGGGGCCAGGACGGCCCCCCCGGCCAGCCCAAGGCGGCCGACCGGCAGACCGCCGCCAAGGCGGCCCGCGGTGCCCACCTGGTGGCCGAGCTTGCCGAGCTGCGGGCCGACCTGATCGCCTATGCGGCGGCTGAGCTGGGCCAGGACGGCGCCGAGGAGCTCCCCCCCGAGTGGACCCAGGACGGGTAGGTGGTCGCACCCCTGCGCCAGGAGCTGCGCCCGCAGCTCGAGCGGATGCGGGAGGCCACCAGGTCGACCGCCGCCAAGGCCACCGACCTGCTGGCCCTCGCCGAGGGCGTGCAGGCCGGCCCCCTGCGCCTGCTGGGCGAGGTCGAGGGCCTGCTCGGCGTGGTCCTGGCGATCAAGGTCAGCCCCCCTGAGTACCGCCGGATCGTCGGCACGCTGTCGAGCTTCCTGCAGGACGCCTGGGGGGCCAACGACTGGCTGGTCCGCCAGGCCGCCGACGACGTCGCCGAGATCGTCGACCGTGGGCGCGCCGGCGGGCTGTCCGCCGACAAGGTGCAGGCCCTCGCGCGCGCCCGGGTCGAGCAGCTCCAGGCGGGCCTCGGCGAGCTCGGCACGGCCTTCGCCGACGGGCAGGCCCGGGACATCGGCCGCTTCCTCACCGCGGCCTACGCCCTGGGCGGCAACGAGATCGGCAAGGCCCTCGGCTGGCGCCTCGACTTCGAGCTCGGCGACCACGACGCGATCCAGGGCCTGGCCCGCTCGGGCATCTACTGGATCGGCAACCACTACGGCGAGGCCCTCGACCAGGATCGCCTGCTGGCCGTGGTCCGGAAGCTGCAGCTCGAGCAGGGCCTGGGCCGCAAGGCGGTCGGCGAGGCCCTGCGCGACGCCTTCGGCACCGAGTGCAAGCGGTCCGACCCCTACTGGATGGGGCTGGCCGCGACCATGGCGACCCGGTCGCGGTCCTTCGGCGCCCTGTCGAGCATGGAACGGGCGGGGGCCTGGCGGTACACCTACAGCAACCCCCTCGACGAGCGGACCTCCGACGTGTGCGAGGCCCTGAACGGCACGACCTTCGTGGTCAAGGGGGCCCTCGACCTGCGCGCGCGCCTGCTCGAGGCGAGCAGCCCCGAGGAGTGGAAGGCGATCAGCGCCTGGCCCAAGCTGCGCGACATCGAGGCCAGCCCGGGCAACCTGCTGCCCCCCGCCGAGCTGCAGGCCCGGGGCATCGCCTGGCCCCCCATGCACTTCCACTGCCGCAGCTCGATCGAGGTCGAGGCCTGGCTGCCGGTCACCGCCGCCGACGTCGACCCGGCCGCCACGACGGACGTCAAGACCCCGGCGAAGCCCCCCAAGCGCAAGCGCAAGGCGAAGGGCAAGCCCCAGGCCGGCGGGCCCAGGTCCTGGCGCGAGGTCCGGTCCGACCTGGCGGCCGTCGAGAAGGACATGGCCGCCCGCGGGCTCGACCCGGCCGACGTGAGCACGATCAGCACCCGCGCGCGCGCCGCCTACCAGGCCTGGGCCCCGGACCCTGGCCAGCCCCCCCGCGACTGGCTCGACCGGCGGGCCGCCGCCCTGCTCGAGTCCCCCGGCCGCAAGGGCCGCGCCACCGTCGGGAGCTGGCTGCACGAGCTCACCGGCCAGCAACGGCGAGCCCTGGAGATCCGCGACCCCAAGAGCCCCCGCATGCGCGCGATCGCCGAGCTGATCGACGAGACGCTGAAGGGCGACCTGGCGACGCACGAGCGGCGCTTCGCCCTCCTGCGCGAGGCCCGCCAGGTCGCCCCCCGCACGGTCCGCGAGCGCTGGCGCAAGGCCGCGGTCGACACCCTGCTCGGCGAGAGGCCCAAGGCCCTGACGGCCGCGCAGTGGACGGCGATCCGCGAGGGCGTCGACGACGCCTGCCGGACCTACCCCGAGGAGCTCCTGCAGCTCATGGCCTCCGACGGTGCTCAGATCACCCACGACGCCCGCAACGGCCGGGCGCACGCCAGCGCCAACGCCGGCCGGGGCGCCCGTGTGGTCATGGACCTGCGCCAGCTCCTGGCCGAGGGCCCCCGCAAGGGCCGCCGGCGCACCTGGCGCTTCGACCCCGAGCACCGGGCCGCCACGACGGTGGCCCACGAGCTGGGGCACGTGCTCGACAGCACCATGGGCCAGACTCGGATCGGCGCCGGCACCCACGGGCAGCCCTGGTCCCTGTGGGGCGGTGCTGTGGGCGGCGACGCGGGCAAGGTGTGGGGCAAGACCTACGGCGACCAGTTCTACACCATCGCCCAGCGCGACAAGAAGGGCCGCTTCCTCTTCGCCAAGCTCCCCTGGGAGCCGAGCGGCACGAGCACCCACTACTACGCCGGCGACTGGATCGACGCCTACGAGGGCCGGGTCTACAGCGGCCGGGCCACCCCCACCAGCGCCGGCGTGAGCGCTGGCAGCTACGGCGGCCCCGTCGAGTTCATCGCCATGACGACTCAGCGCCAGCGGGAGGCCCAGCACCTGATCCGGCGGGGCATCCTGCCGAGCAACCCCGACCTGGTCGACCTGGTGCCCCGAGCCTCGACCCGGACGATCACCCGCTTCGAGGCCAGCAAGGCCCAGCACACCCGCGCCCTCTACGGCCACGGCCACCGCGACGCCGGCGAGGCCTTCCTGGGCGCGGGCTCGCGCGTCGTCGACGACCTGGTCGCCGACGGGGCGATCACTGCCGAGACCTTCGCCGACGACGGCGACGTGGTCGGCTTCGCCATGACCGTGCACTACTACACCGGGGCCGACCTGGAAGGGCTGATCCTGGGCCCCAACGCGACCCTGCGCCCCTTCCTGTCCAGCTCGGCCCAGCGCACCGGCCTGGTTCGGCAGCTCCTCACCGAGTACGCCCCCGGCGACAAGCTCGACGCGCGCGCGGCCGTGCGCTCGCTGCGCGACGTCACCAGCGGGACCCTGCCCAACTACCTCAAGGGCAGCGTCCGGACCGACCCCCCCAGCCCCGATCAGCTCGCCCAGGCGATCGCCGCCAGCCCACAGGAGCCCTGATCATGCCCGCCCGTGTCCCCCTTCACCTGCCTGGCCAGCCCGAGGCCCGCGTCGTGCTGGTCTACGACGGCCCGACCTCCCCCCTGCGCTTCGAGGGCACCGCCCTGCCCCTCGACCTGCGCCAGGCCGTGCTCGCCCACCTGGCCCAGCCCCAGGTCGAGCTCCTCGACGACGCACCCGGCCAGCTCGACGGCGGCGAGGAGGTCACCCTCGACGGCGAGGCCGCCCTCCTGCGCGGCCTGCTCGACGTCGCCACCGTCGGTGTCCGGGTCGCCTGGGCCGAGGTCGAGGGCCTGGCCGTGGGGGCCGCGTGAGGCCGCAGCCGCTGGGGGCCTCGGGCTGGTCGCCCGACCCCATGCCCGAGGCGCTGGCCAACTCCCCCCGCCTGGGCGTGGGCCCTGCCTGGGATCGCTGGCTGCGCCTGCAGGGCTACGACGACGACGAGATCGACGAGCTGCGCGAGGACACGCCCGGCGATCCCGACGACGGCCTCGCCGAGCAGCTCGGCCTCGCCGTGGCCAGGGCTGAGCGCCTGGCCGCCGAGAGCGATCGGCCCTTCGACGTCGACGCCCGGGCCCTGGTCGTGCGCGGCACGGCCGCCCGTTACCTCGAGCAGCGTCCGCCCCACCTGGTCGAGACCCTCGACCCGCGACCGATCGCCACCCTCTCGGCCGAGGCCCTTGGCGCGCGCCTGCGCCCCCTGGGCAAGGCCTGGCGCATGGGGGCTGGCCGCTACCGGGACCGGTTGACCGGCCGGGCCTGGTGGGCGCTCCTGGGCGGCGACCCTCTGCAGCGGGGCCAGGTGATCATCGCCGGCGCCCTGTACCGCCTGGTCGGCGTCGCCGCCCTGGCCTGGCGCCAGGTCCGGATCGGCGAGCTCGACGGGATCGCCTGCCCCGAGCCGGCCGAGTGGGCCGCCAAGGGCGCCAAGCGCACCGGCCAGGAGCACGGCCGCGCCCTGGCCCGCGAGCTGGCCGCCGACGCCTGGCTCGGCAACCAAGGCCTGGCCGGCGGGCTGCTCGCGCGCGAGCTCGTGCTGCCCGACTCCCCCGAGCTCCTGCGCGACGATCTGCGCGGCTGCCTGCAGTGGCGGGCACCTGGTCGGCCAGCGAGCCCGCGGGCCTTCGCTGGGGGCCTGCCGCAGGAGTACTCGGCTGCGCTCAGCGCCCTGATCGGCTGGCGCGCTGCGCTCTACGCGACCGCCCAGGCCCAGCCCGACCTGGTCGCCCAGGGCGTCGCCCGGGTCGAGGCGATCACCGACGACGAGATCGCGACGGCCGTCCAGCTCGGCGGGCTGACCCTCGCCGACGCCGGCGAGCTGGCGAAGCGGCTGCGGGGCCGCCGTGACGCTCTCGCCGCTGCGCAGTAGCGCCGGCGGCCCCGGGCGAGGTACAACGGCTAAGACCGCCCAGCCCGGATCGCTCATGTCCTCTCGCACCCTGACCTGGAAGGCGCCGATCAAGGCGCGCGACCTCGAGCAGGGCCTGGTGTGGGTCGAGTGCTACCTACCGCTCGACCTCGAGGCCCTCGGCACCTTCGAGAAGCTCGCCCAGGACCTCGGCCAGCCCGGCCAGCCCGACTACCAGGCCGCCGCCACGGCCGATCCCGAGCTCGCCGCAAAGGCGCTCGACCCGATCGACACGCACGGCGAGGCCATGATGGCCGACGACGTGCAACAGCTCGCCCACGTGATCCTGACCGAGGGGGGCGGGATCGACGTCATGCACGACCAGGTCGCGACCAAGACTGCAGCCCTGGTCGAGAGCTTCATCAACGGGCCCGAGATCGCCTCGCCGCACTTCGCCCCCGGGGCCTGGTGCGCGGTGATCAAGGTCGACCAGGCCGGGCCCGAGTGGCCGCTGATCGAGGCCGGCGAGCTGAACGCCGTCTCCTTCATGGCGGTTGTGTCCAAGGTCGCCGTCCGTGTCGCCCTCCCCAACGCCCAGCCCACCGAGGTCACCCCGTGAAAGCCGACGCCTACGCCCAGCTCCCCCCCGGCCCTGACGGCACCCGCACCTTCCGCCTGATGCTCGATCCGGCGGCGAAGGACGCCGAGGGCAACCAGCGCGGCTTCCTCTCGCTGGTCAACCGTGGGGCCAACGGCCGCACCTTCCTGGTCGCCAAGGTCGACGACAGCGCCAGCGACCCGCAGGCCGGCACCCAGGACGCCGACCCGGGCCCGCTCAGCAGCGAGGAGCGCGGCCGGGTCAGCGTGTGGCGCTGGCTGTTCGGCAACCTCTTCGGCGCCGGCGAGAGCACGGCCGCCAAGAGCACCGGCCCCACCGACTTCGACGCCGCCGTGGCGATCCCGACCATGCGCGAGCGCATGTGGACCCTCGAGGACGGGCTGCGCGAGGTGATCCGCAACGTCATGGAGGACGACGAGATCACCGACAAGCCCGGCGCGATCGGCAAGGCCCTCGACGCCTACAAGGCCCACGTCCTGGCCACCGTGCAGGCGGCCCTGAACCCGGGCCAGGGCGTGATCACTGTCCAGGTGGTCAAGGCCGCCGGCGCCTTCGTCCGCGCCGAGCCCGACGGCGCATGGGCTCGCCCCCTCTCGACCACCCCTGAACGATCGGCTATCGTCAAGGCCGATCAAGCGGTGCAGGCCGCCCAGGCCGCCCTGGCCGAGGTCCTGCCCGCGTTGACCACCCTCACCACCAAGGCCCCCGTCGGGGGCGCCCCCCCACCGCCCGAGGACCCCACGATGGACCCGATCAAGCTCCAGATCGCCTGCAAGGCTGCCGCCGACGCCGCGGTTGTCGCCGCCAAGAGCGCCGGCGTCACCGACCCCGCCAAGCTCGCCGCGATCGCCACCGACGCCGCGACCACCGTCGCCGCCAAGGCGGCCGTCGCTGGCACCCCCCAGCCGTCCATGCCGACCGACGTGCTGGCACAGCAGATGGGCATGGTTCCCTTCGGCGGGACCGGCGGCATGTTCCAGAGCATGATCGACAGCGCGATCCAGAAGGCAACCTCGGGCCTGGTCGCCAAGGTCGACGAGGTGCACGGCGCGATCTTCGGCAAGGGCGAGGGCGAGGGCCGCGAGCCCGGCCTGCGCGACATCGTGGGCAAGACCGTCGTGGGCCTCGAGCTCGTGAGCAAGGGCAAGGCCCCGACCGCCCCCCGCTCGGCCCCCGCCGGCGGCGGCGGCGGCGAGGGCCCCGAGCAGCGGGATCTCGCCGCCAAGGCGGAAGCCGACGTGTGGGCTGGCACCGCCCTGGCCGTCGACGGCAAGGTCTACACCGCCGCCCAGGGCTGAGCTGATCGCCCGGCGGCTTCCCTGGGCCGCCGCCGCCGGGCTACCCTGGCCCACCTGCCACAGAGCCTCCTCGGGCTGACCCCCCGGACCAACCCCCCTCACCCCCACCCCGCCCCGGCGCCGCCGGGCACCCCCCGAGGAGCTGCACGATGGCAACCAACGCTGAGATGCTTCGCCGCGCCGGCGCGATCCTGGAAGAGATGGGAGTCCGTGACGTCACCGGCAAGGCCGACGTCATGACGACCGAGAGCATGGCCGCTGGCGAGTTCATGAACCGCAAGCAGGTCCGATCCATGGTCGACCTGACCGTCGGCCAGTCCGACTGGCTGGCCGCGTGCACCGTCGAGATCAAGGACCAGCGGTCCGGCGAGCACCCGGTCATGGACCTGAGCGGCCCCGTGACCGAGGGCGTGCCCGAGAACGCCGGGCGGACCGTGATCACCCACCCCGACATGGCCAACTTCGAGTGGGACTGCCGCAAGTACCAGGCCACCTGGTACTGGACCCGCGAGTCCGTGCGCGAGGCCCTCGCCAGCGGCGAGGCCGACTACGCCGGCAAGGTCCGGCGCGCCTTCGGCAAGCGGATGGGCAACGACCTGGCCCTCGCCGCCCTCCTCGGCGACACCAGCCTGGACAGCAGCAGCCGCCGCAACCGGCTCCTCCGTCAGCGCGACGGCTGGATCAAGTACCTGCGGGCCAGCGCCAACCGCGCCACGACCACCCGGGGCAGCGCCTACAGCAACGACCTGTGGGACGCCATGATCGACCTGATGCCGGAAGAGTACCAGGACGATCCCGACCTGCGCTGGTTCATGGCCGGCAAGATCGACCGCTCCTGGGGCAAGAGCCTGCGCGACCTCGGCGACGGCGCCGACCTGCGCGACCGCGCCATGACCGAGCGCCGGCGCTGGGCCCCCAACGGGATCCCCGGCCTGATCGTGCCGCAGATGCCCACGACCCTCGGCTACGACGTCCTCGACGGCTCCACCGCGGTCGCTGACGGCGTGACCGACAACGGCGACGGCACGATCACCTTCCAGGTCGACGCCGCCCTCGGCGGCTACGCCGCGGGCAACGCCGGCCGCCGGCTCAAGGTCACCTACGACGACACCGGCGAGTACGAGATCGTCACCGTGGTCGCCAGCGGCGGGCAGAACAAGATCACCACGACCGGAAGCCTCGGCCAGTCGACGGTCAGCACGACCGCCGCCGACTACAGCCTCGACCTCGCCGACATCACCCCGGTGATCCTGACCAACCCCCGCAACCTGGCCGTCGTGATCTGCGACCGGGTGCGGGCCTACTCCAAGTTCGAGCAGGAGTGGGAGCGCTACCGGGTCGACGTCTACTACGAAGCCGACTACCGCGTGATCAACGCCGACGCCGCGGTCCTCCAGGACGGCATCGTGCCCACCGGCATGTCCTTCGGCGCCTGAGCCTGAGCGCCTCGGCCGACCTGGTCACCCGGGTCGGCCGAGGTCGAGGCCCCCACCCTCACCCCCAGCGAGATCCCCATGGCCCGCCAGCACGTCTTCACCCTCCGAGCGCGGCAGCGCCGCGTCGGCTCTACCGTGGTCCACAAGGGCGGGCGGATCACCCTGGCCGTGGGCGATCCCCGCGTCGCCGAGTTCAAGCGCGACGGCGCCTGGGACCACCGCCTGGTCAGCGTCCCCGACCCCCGCCCCCAGCCCGAGCCGAGCACGGCGAAGCCCAGCCCGATCGACGGGCGCGTGGTCGCCGTCTACAAGGACTTGCATGCCCGGATCACCGAGGGCGCGGCAGCCGCCGAGCGCCTCGAGCCCGAGCAGGCCCGCCAGCTCGCGCGCATGATCGCCGGCAACCTGCGCCACCTGGCGCACCCCGTGGTCGTGCTCCTGGCCCCCGCCGGCGCCGAGTACACCGCCGGCCTCCTGCGCGAGCACGGCCTGGACCCGGCCACCGTCGCCGCCCTCGCCGACGCCCTGGGCCTCGACCCCATGGTCCTGGCGGGTCAGGTCAGCGAGCGGATCACCCGCGAGGTCGCCGCCCTGGCCGAGGCCATGGCCGAGACCGAGAGCAGCCTGGCCGCCGCCCGCGCCGAGCTCGACCAGGTCGAGCCCGAGGGCCTGGCCCGTGAGGTCCTGCAGGAGGCCCTCGGCGACCTGCGCGACCTGCTGGCCGACCCGGCCCACCAGGCCCCCGACCGCCTCGAGCTGCTGTCGAGCCTGCAGGATGCGCTCAGCACCGGCGCGCAGGCCCTCGACCTGGTCACCGGCGGGGGCCTGCCTGGCCTCCTGGCAGACCTGCCCCCGGCCGAGCCCGAGGGCGCCGACGACGACTCCAACCCCGAGCCACAGCACGGGGCCAGCCCCCCCTCCAGCAGCGAGGGCGACGCCACCCCCCCCACCGACGGCGGCACCCGCGTCAAGGCTGGCCCCAGCGCCGCCGGTGGGGGCGACGACGGCGAGGAGCTGGCCGCGGCGCTGGACCGGCTGCGGGGGGCGCTGCTCGACCCGGACGGGCACGGCAAGGCCGACCTGATCGCCCTGGCTGGCTTTGCCGCCATCGACCTGCCCGTCAATGCGGGCCGGCTGAACAAGGCCACCCTGATCTCGACGATCGCCGAGCACCTGCCCGCCGACGTCGACCCCGACAAGCTCGACCCCGCCGACCTCGGCTGATCGGGCCTCACCCTCCCCCCCACCGCCCGGGCGCCCGGGCACCCGCCCCGAGGACACGACCATGACCACGCCCGCCACCGAGCTGGACACCCGCAAGGCCAACCTGGGGATCCACCAGTCCCTGATGCTGCTCACCCTCGCCCTGATCCCCAGCCAGGCCGCCCTCGCCGCCAACGACCTGAAGGCCGACCTGCTGCCCGGCGTGGCCGTCGTCGACGACCACCCCGCCGAGTTCGCCGGCCGGCAGGAGCTCGCGTGCAACGCGGGCGCCACCCTGGCGGCGAGCTCCGAGATCTACGGCGTCGTGGTCGCCTACTACAACCCCAACGTGGGCAAGGTCCTGGTGGTCGTGGTCGACGGCGAAGCGGCGCTCAGCTCGGCGGGGGCCGAGCTCCCCAGCGACGACGACATCGCCGCAGCCCTGCCCTCGGCCGACTACCCCTTCACCGTGGGCCCGGTGATCAAGTTCAGCACCGACGGCGGGTCCGCCGTGACGATCGACGGGATCTGGAACCACAAGTACCGGACGATCGGCGCCTTCCAGGCCGCCAAGGACGCGGTCTCGGCCTCGTGCATCGAGTCCGACGTGGTCGGGGCCGACGCCCAGGTCTACCGCTACCGGTCCACGATCCAGTTCGAGATCGACGCGGCCGACATCGCCGCGGCCGACCTGATCACCGACTTCCCGCTGCCCCCGATCTACGGCAAGCTGCTGAACCTGCGCGCGACCTGTACCTCGGCCGTGACGACCGGCGCCAAGGCGGCCGACGTCGATCTGCACATCGGCGCGACCCCGGTCACCGGGGGCCAGGTGGCCCTGGCCGGGCTCTACGCCCTGGGCGAGGTCGAGGCTGGCGCGGCGATCACCGCCCTGAACACCTTCACGCCGGCGACGGCGGTCGCGTCGCTGGTCGGATCGGCCGTCACCGCCTTCATCGAGGGCCGCTTCAACTTCGCCGTCGACGTCTACGAGCTGGTGACCGCCTGAGCCCAGCCCGCGGGCTACACTGAGGCCGCCCACCGGTCACCCCCAGCCCCCGGGCGCCGCGAGGCCCCGGGGGCTGTGTCGTAGGAGCTCCCCGTGTCCGTCGACCTCGCCCAGCTCAGCGCCGTTGCTCCTTGGAAGCACTTCGCCAACAGCGACGTCGAGACCGAGGCCGATGCGCTCGAGCGCCTGCGCGCGCGCATGGGCGGGGCCTACGCGACCAGCCCCGGCGACGAGGACCTGACCGAGGCCCTGGCCGCGGCCGTCGAGTGGGTCACCGTGGCCACCCGCCGGATCTTCGTGGCCACGCCCGGGCGGCTGACCCTCGACAGCGAGGACGTCGCCCCCGGCGGGAGCTTCCGCCTGTTCCTGCCCCTGCCCGTGGTCGCCGTGAGCCAGGGCGGCACCGGCGTGACCCTGATCGAGGTCGGCGACGCCGGCGACACCGACGAGCTCGACGCCGGCGACTACACCGTCCGCGACGGCTACGGCATCCGCCCCAACGATCCGCGGGACCACCCATGGATCGACCTGCGATCCCCCTCGGGCCTGTTCAGCACGCCGACCAGTCGGGGGCCCGAGGACCCGGCCTATGGCAGCTCGGGCACCTGGGGCCCCGGGATCGCCAACGTCCACGTGACCGCCGAGTGGGGCTACGTCGACGCCAACGGCCTGACCCCTCGCCTGGCGCGCCGGCTGATCGCCCTGGTGACCGCCCGCGAGCTGGTCGACCTGTCCGACGACTGCGAGCGGGGCGACCTGCGCGCCGGTGCTGTGGCCGCCGAGGCCGTCGAGGGGCGCAGCATCACCATGGTCGAGGGCAGCGCCGGCGGCGGGCCCACGGGCGACCGCGAGATCGACAGCCTGGTCGCCGCCCTGCGGCTGCCGCCCCAGGCCCGCACCAGTCAACCCCCCAGGCGCGTCCGCAAGGGCCTACGCCGGCGCTGACACGCCCCACCCCGAGCCCCAACCAGGAGCCGCCATGAAGCCCGCCATGAAGATCGCCGTCAAGACCCGCCAGGGCCAGCCCAACCGCACCCTCGACCTCGGCCACTACCCGACCGACTGGCCCGACCGCGCCAAGCGGGGCAAGCCCGCGAGCCTGCACCTGCGCAGCGGCCGTGTCGTCAACGCCGAGGGCCTGCTCGCCGAGCGCGCCGTCGCCGCGATCGCCGCCCTGCCCCCCCAGGTCCGCAAGGGCTACGCCGTGTCGACCCTGGCCAAGCCCGCCCCCCCCGCGGGCTCGCCCGCCCCCGCGCCCGCGAGCCCGGGCCCCGACGTCGACGGCCTGCAGCACCTGGTGGACACGTCCTCGGGCATGTCCGCGGCCGAGCTCCTGGCAGAGGCCGTCCGGCTGGGCGTGCCCTCCGACGGGCTCGAGGGCCTCAGCGCGACCAAGCTGCGCAGCCACCTGCGCAAGCTGATCGCCGCCACCCGCGAGATCACCGACCCGGCCGGCGAGCCGAGCTGATGGCTCTGCCTCGCCCCCGCCTGCAGTTCCCCGTGTGGGTCACCGTCCGCCCGATCGACCGGGCGGGCACGGCCTACGACGAGCTGGGGGGCGAGCCCTACAGCCGCCTGGCGCGCGGGGCCGACGTCCGGCTCCTGGCCCAGGTCGAGGAGAGCGAGGCCCTGCGCCGGCAGCCCGGCCAGGGCGGCCCCCGCGCGCCCGTGTCGGCCCGCGTCACCTTCCGCCGGCGGGACCTCGAGGCCGCTGGCTACACCGTCGCCGAGGGCGACCTGCTGACCAAGATCGAAGCCCGCAAGGGCGGATACACCCGCGACGTCCGCTGGTACTGCACCGCCGGCGCCCCGACCGGGGCCAACCCCTGCGGCCCCACCCTGGTGTCCTCGAGCTGGTCGACCAGGTCGCCGGCGAGGTCGAGCCGAGAGGGCACCGGGTAGTGCCCGGGGGCCGCCATGGGGCCGTCACCCTGACCGGCGAATGGGACGACTTGATCTCGACGCTGGACCCCCAGCGCTTCCGGGCCCGCCTGGCGCGCCAGCTCGTGACCGCCCACAACCGGATCGGCCGCGACTTCCGGAGGACCGCCCAGGGGCTGATCCGTGCCGCGGTCTACGCCCCCAACAGTCCGATGACGATCGCCCTGAAGGGCAGCAGCAAGCCCCTCGTGCACCGCGGCGATCTGTACCAGTCGATCGGCTACGCCCTCGACGGGCCCTACACCCTGCAGCTCGGCCTGGTCAAGCGCAAGGTGGGACCCGAGGTCGTCAACGTCGGCCTGGTGCTGCACGAGGGCGCGACCATCGACGTGAGCCGGCACCCCCAGGTCCGCCGCAAGGTGTGGGCCATGGTCCGCGAGTCCCTGGGAAAGGACCGCCTCAACAGTCTGAACCCCAAGAGCCGCCGAGCCGTGATCAAGGCGGGCAGCACGCTCGGCGTGGGGCGCCGCAAGGGCGGGATCTCGGACCGACAACGGCGGGCGATCTTCGCCAGCATGCGGGCGAAGGGTAAGATCTCGGGCGGGTCGGGCAGCAAGGCCCGCCAGGTGTGGGTGATCCCCGCTCGCCCCTTCCTGCTGAGGCCCGCCCAGGACAGCACCTTCCACCGGGCGATCCTCACCCACTACACCGCCGCCGTCCGCGCGGCCTATGGGGGCTGACCGATGCCCGCCGACCTGGTCGACTTCGTCACCGAGCTGCGCCTGCACCCGGCAGCGCTGGCGATCCGGGACCCGGACACCGAGGTCCCGGCCCTGACGGTCAGCGACCCGGCCGCCGTCGCCTGGGATGCGCTGGGGGCCAGCTACCGGCCCTCGACGGGCCAGGGCGTCGGCTGGGCCTTCCGACACGAGCGCTACATGGCCCGCGCGACCCTGCCCTGCACCGGCTGGGGCAGCGGCCTGGGCGAGGTCCACGGGGGCGACGGGGGCGCCCGCGTCGACGAGGGTCGGGCCCCGGCCTACCGCTACACCGTCGACGGCGTCACCGAGCGCTGGGCCAGGACGGCCGAGATCTCGGCGAGCCGGCTGCGGGCCTGGCTGGCGATCGAGCCCCTCGCCGAGGAGCCAGGCGCCGACGTGGGGGCCGAGGGCGCCACGGCCGTGACCTACCGCGTGTGGAACGGGAGCGCCGAGCTGTGGTGGAACGGCGCAGCCTGGGCCGCCGCCGGCGCCGGCGAGTGGAACACCGAGGCCGAGCTGGTCGCCCACGCCGCCGAGCTGCCGGGCACGGTCCGGACCCTGGCGATCACGGCGAAGCTCTCGACCACCGACGAGCGCTACGCCCCCGCCTTCTACGGCGCCCGGATCGCCTACTCCTGCAGCGTCGTCGACGACCTCGACGACGCCCTGATCCGGACGGTGCTGGCCAGCCTGCGCAGCGAGGTGCGCGCCGTCGCCGTCGACCGCTTCACCACCAGCGCCACGCTCGCCGAGGTCGACCTGGGCACCGGCCCCGCCGGCGACACCGAGGTCGGGGGCGAGTGGGCCTACGACGTCACCGACGTCGCCGCCGTGTTCAACCTCACCG